CTCTCCTAGGCCCATAATAGGGGCGGGGGTCAATTTTAGACATCACATAGGGTAAATATACCACCCCTTATTTAAAATCGCGCTACGGGCGTTTTAGAGGGGTTTAACGACGTCCGCCTTTTTACGGGCTATTAAACCCGCCCACGCTGCCACTGAAAGTCGTAGGTCAGTGTTCTGTTTCGTTCTGTTTTGACCAGTACCATAGATTTCTTGTTCTAAAGTCCTCTTGGTGTTATCGCAGCTTCTACAAGTCGCCACGATGTTAGATACGTCAGTTTTAAGTTCAGGTGCTATCTCAACAGGTGTGACGTGGTCACCTATCCTTGAATCTGGTGTGACTACATCTAACGCTAAGCAGTACTGACACAGATAGTTGTCACGCTCTAGTGCTATCTTGCGAATAGATGACCAAGTTCTTGACCGATAGAATGCATAGCGCTCTTTAGTCTCATCGTCTCGGTTCCTCACTCTCTTGTTGTATCTAGTGCGTGAGTATCTCTGTCTCTCTTGTGTGTATGCTGCTTCCATACTCTTGTGTGTAGTACAGTAGTGTGCTGGTCTCTCTGTTAAGGAACGGCATCCATCTGCCTTACATCGTCTGACCATTGGCATTGGCATACCTCCTTTCAGATAAAGTAAAAGAAGAACACCGATGTGTCCTTCTGATTCGATAATACTATATTACCATGCCTAAAGTATTATGCCGTATTAATTGATATAGATTAATCTAGATATTTCTCAGCTTGTCTTAGTTTAACGTAGTACGTAGCTCTACTAATCCCTAACTTGTCACATATCTGCCAGATACCAAGTTGGTCAATGTATACCATTTGAAGCAAAGACCTAGCATCTATATCCTCAATATTTGCTATCTGTCTACGAAACTCTAGCTTCTGTTTGATAGCTTCAGCTGTGAAGCGTTCTAATTCTTCCTTAGCCGTTATAAGTTCCACATAAATATCATCTTTGCCCTTACGCTTTCCACCCTGAACCATGTCAGTATGCATTGAACCAGATGTGACCTTAAGCGCTTGTGATTCCAGTCTCTTAATTTGCTCTATCTGACTGTCGATGTATCTATCAAGTGCTTTGATTCTTTGTAACCGCTCAACTGTTCTCATAAATTTTCTTTCCTTTTTCATGGTATAATAATGTTGTCAGATTATTTAAATAGTTCTCGGCAATCTTTGCCTTGGGCTTTTTTTTATTTACCACCCCCTTTATTTTAAATTCCAGTCTTGCTACCAGCAATGCAAGACTAGAGTAAAAAAAGTATGTATTGGATCCTCATTTCTATAAAATATTTACTGGGTTTGTGTATCGGTCTGTCAGCGATACGAGTGTCAAAAAAATTTCCTAGTCACGACAGACTAACAGCGAGCGAGGGAGTCGAACCCTCACAAGCCCATAGACAACGCTTTATATAGTGTGCGTTTAACACTTTCTTTATCACGACCTAGATTACCTTTAGTGCGATATTCTAAATAGATTCTATCAACCTCTTCATCTAGGCTTTCTGGCCATTCATACTTATTAAAGACGTACTTCGCTATCTTACCGAATAGCTCTCTAGACAGAAGACCCTCTAATTGGATTACCTTGCGAGGTGTTAAACTGCCAATTTCTGTATATACAGTGTTAATTGCTGTTAGGATTGTGTGAGCTTGATTTTTTGAGCATCCTTTCACTTCCATAATATATTCTGCGTTACGGTTAGGGTGTGCTGCTCTTAACTCTTCGATTTCCTTTCGAAGCTCTCGGAAAAGTTCCTTAGTCAGCCCAGCGTTAGCTTTATCAGCATCTGGCTTAGATGACCCACTTCTGTCAGAATAGTTCTCTGCCAGATACTCTCGTAAGTCATTCACTAGGCCGTTCGTAAGATACTCACTCATATCGTTCAATGTTGAAGGTGATAGTTTCGAACGCTCTTTAACCACGTTATCAAACCTTTGAAAATATTTTCTAGCTTCCATTCTATTGCATTTCTTGGTTTCCATTATATATTTAGTGAGTTTTCTAGGGTATTTATCCCTCAATGCATCAAACTCTAGAGTTAACTTTTGATGTAGCTCTTTAGTTAATCCAGCGTATTCATATTTCTTCATGTCTTTCTCTCCTCGTAATGTTGTTATAAGCGATTTTAAGGCATGTAACCGAGTTGTAGGTATAATACCACTAGGGTAACAATAGAATCGCATATAGCGTCTTTTAGAGCCATTTCTGGAGGTCTATTGAAATTATAAGTCACTTTCTTTAACGAACGTTCCATTTACTATCTTCCCTTTGCGGTTTTTAATTTCCTCGTATGCAATATTTAGACACTCAGTTACATCAAGGTCTAATTGATGTGCTAATACGATAATAGTTACTAGCGTGTCTCCGATTGCGTCCTTGAGTGCTGTTTGTGGTTCATTGAATTTAGTCGGTTTCAAGAGTACATCACGAATTTCTCCGACTTCTTCAGTAATACGCATCCACTGGATTTTTGGGTCAGCTTGCTTTAAATTGCGTTCATCCGCCCAGTGATTGATTTTAGTGATTAATCCCAAGAATGTGTTATCTGTATCATAACCTAGCAAGTATGGGATTGATACGTTGAAGTATTCAGCTAGCTTCTTAGCATTACTTCCTTTGATTTCATGGGTGCCATGTTCCCAATTAAGAATGGTTAATTTTGTAACCTCAACTTTTTCGGCTAACTCGACGATGGTTAGCTTTTTTTGTTTTCGTAACTCTTTTAATCTATTCATCTATTCCACCTCTTCCACTTCAATTCCCTCACAGTCGAATACCCATCCAAAACCATTGGATTCAAGTTCTTCGCGAGTGTGGTTTGTTCTGAAACGGTCTGTATTGTCTCGGCTGTAAAACACCCAAGTTTCTCTGAAATTATCATAATTCAAATAAGTTGCTTCATTATCTAAGTTTCGGATTCTCACTGCATATCTAGATTCTTTCTCAACTGTTACGGCATCAAGACCATTTACAATTAATGTAACAAGTGCTAATGCATTTAATTCTGATTGCCTTTTGTTTTCACAGTTTAACCATTTGTAAATCTCATCAGGTTGTTCGTAGCAGTCAAACCATTCATCCCAATCATAATCATATTCTCTTGAATTATCTACCCAATCCGCCACAAACTGCGGTACTACTGGTTTAGGAATAATTGAATCATATAGATCCTCAGCGTGTGCTACTGATAGTCTTCCTACTTTTGCTAACTTTTGTACTGCTTCATCTTTTGCCATCTATTCTACCTCAACCATTTCCACTTTATACAATCTTGAATTTCGATATTTAACACCTCTCAAATGATGCACTCTATTGATAGCTTCATCCTTGCTATCAAATACTTCTACACTATCTTCCATGTTGTCGTAATAAACAATAACTTTGTATCTCATAACTCTACCAATCTCCTTCCATTTTTCTCAAGCGTACTCTTTCATTTGCATAGTTCTATCATCTCTTTCAATAATCTCTCATCTGGTAACTGCTCTAGTGTCAGTATCCTGTTGAGTTTATTTGTGCTTATCCCTAGTTTATTACTGATTAAATCTATGTCTTTGTGGTTTTTCCAGAACCACTTCGAAAACTCTTGTGTCTCCTCTAACACACTTGTATGTCCGTAGCTTGCTGGAGCATATATACCGACTAACTTATCTTTGTACTTACTTCTCATTCAAGCTCCTTTATTTCAAATTCAATGCGTGGGTTTGGACTGTACTTCTTGCTTGCCCTTAAATCGCAAACAATACTGTCATCCGTCCAGACGATACCTTTCTTATCAACATTGTTGTAACCAGCTTTTGAAATGCTATCGAACAGTGCTTTGATCAAATTATCAATATCAGGAATTCTGGAATGCCAAAGTCTTTCATCCATGAATTTTTTGAATGCGTCCCACGTTTTAGCTCTAGCTTTTGGCGTGGGCTTTTTTGAAACATTTAAAGGAGCTTTCATGTAGAAAGTGACATCAACCATAATCGGCCCGTCGAAGAATTGCCCGTCATACTCTTGCTCGATAAGTTGTGAGCACTGACGACGCCAAGCTTTCATTTTAGGGTCTTCATAAGTTCCGAATTTGCTAAATCGTGGTCTTGTTTGTGGTTTTGGATCGATGTTTAAAGTTATTCTCATGCTTCACCTCAGAATGGCAAACCATCACTACTGATATCTATAGGATTGCTATTATGGTATTGGGTGTTTTCTCTTGCAAAGTTTGGTACTTTCTGTTGGCTATAACTGTTGTTAGCATTACCACCCTCACGCGCTGCACGACTTTCCAACATCTGGAAGTTTTCAGCAACAACTTCAGTCACGTAAACACGTTGACCTTGTTGATTTTCATAGCTACGAGTCTGAATACGTCCAGTAATACCAATCAATGCTCCTTTCTTAGCCCAGTTAGCCAAGTTTTCAGCTTGCTGGCGCCAGATAACGCAATTGATAAAGTCAGTTTCACGCTCTCCGTTAGCGTCTTTAAAGTTACGATTAACCGCAAGGCTGAAAGATGCTACTGCGATATTATTTCCAGTGTATTTTAGTTCTGCATCTTTGGTCATGCGACCAACAAGACATACTGAGTTCATCATGTTTTCTTATCTCCTTTTTTAGTCCATTCCTTCATAAAAACTCTTTCCGAGTTGTTCTTCGAAATCTTTGTCATCAATAGACAATTTTGCTAATTCTGTTATCATTATGATTTTAGTTTCTCGACATGGCTGGTACCCATATTTAGCATATTTCATCATTCGGTTAAATGTGCTTACCGGATATGGTAAAACGTCATCAATAACTAGACGCTTTGTGTGCAAGTGTTCGAAGAAATCTTCTTGAAATGCCACTTCGTAAACTGCCAAATACTCATCTTCATCAAAGTTGTCATAATTTTTGTAATAAGCGAATTTCGTTATCGTAAAATCAAAATCTGAAATCATGTCTTTCGGTTTCCCGAAGGTCTTTCTGATTAGCTCTACTCTGACTTTTTCTTCGACGAAATAAACCGCCCAAACATTTTTATTTTCGTAAGAAAACCTTATTTCGCTAGGTTTTTCTTCAATCTGTTTTTTGAAATATTTTTGAGCGTCCTTGAAATCTGCTTCGCATTCAAAGAACATGTCAATGTCATTGACCTTTTCATTGTTGAAGATATTCTTGAAACACCCACCGGCTATATACCCTTTATGACCAATTAAGAATTTATCCAACCACCAAATTTGTCGATAATTATATATATCCCTCACAACTATACTCATTGCTTACCTCATTTCAGAATTTCATAATTTACAAAGTTATCTTCTAGTAACTTAGCGAATTGATGCCATTGATTCTCGCCACCGTGGAATGTAAGAGCAAGATTTACCTTGTACGGCTCAACGGGTTTGCTAGGCGCTTCCTCGACTGGTTTTGTGTCTTCGATAACCTCACCAGTTTCAGCATTTACCGCCTTAATTTCCTCGTTAGCTGACTGCTTAGCCATTGCTTCAATCTCTGCTAGGCGTTCCGCTTCTGCTTTTTGCTTAGCTTCCGCTTGCTGCTTGCGTTCAACGGCTGCATCACGGTCTTTTTTCATTTGCTTCAAGATTTCAACTAGAGGTGTGTCGTTCTGCAACGCTCTAGTGTAAGGTTCCGCTGGCAACTCATAATCAAGTGCTTGCTCCTCAATCATGGCAAAGTTAGCCTTGTATTCCTCAAGTCGGTCATACTCAGCCAAAACAAGGGCGTCGATTTCTTCGATGGTTTCTGGTTTGAGTTCTATCTTCCTGTCTTTGAAACACTTCTTTAAAGAATAGCCATCGTACTTTTCCTTGAATGTGTCCTTTTCCAGACCTGCCATCTTGCACTTTTCTTCAAATACTGACCTAATATGGTCTATTCGAAGCATTCTGTGATGTTCGTCAATCTCGTCTCGTTTGGCACGCAATTTGTCAATAAGTTCTTTGAGTGGCTTTTTAGATAACTTGAAATTAGATTCAAACTCATTAAGCGGATTCTTGTATACTTTTGAAATACCTTTTCGCTTGTCATCCAGTTTTGTCAAGAGACTGTTGAAGCGTGTAAATTCCTTCTTAATATCGTTATATTCAAGATTGTCTAGTTGTTCGTCTGTCAACTCACTAACTGCTGCTTTGATAGCTGCATCAAATTTTTCGAAATCAAACTTAATTCTTCCTGGTGTATAGACAGGTTCGATAGTTTCCAAGAAGTTGTTTGTTACGTCTTTCATGTCTATTTATCCTTTCTGCTATCTATTTGTGCTTGGATGTCGTTGTTTACCACATCGAATCCAGACACTAGCAACTCATGAAAATCATTTAGCTTATACTTATTCAGGTAGTAATTAGCTACCGTTTCGGCTGATTTCCCAGTAATTAGAGCTAATTCGTTGATTTGTTTCTCAATAAGGTCATGCTGTTCGTTGCTAATGAAGTTAGAATGCTGATTTGGTCTTAAACTTACCTCAGCAACTTCATAGTGGTCAACATCTTCCTCTCCGATTGCAAATAGTGCCTGCAAAGCGTACTTACCAGCATATGATTGAACAGCTCCTACCCACTGCGGTTCATTCATTTGCTTAAGCTCTCCGTTTCTGGTTTTTAAAATAGGCACGGGAGACAATTCAGCGAATGCTTGTGCTTGCATTTTTTCATCTTTGTTAGATGCTGTTGCAATTGCCTTGATATAAGTCTTTCCGGAAAATTCTACCAAATCATAGTTGACTATAACGCTCCAATTTGATTTCAAACTTTTAAAGATATTATAAATATCTTCTACGTGCCTTGAAGCGTATTTTGCAGTTCCTTCCTTCTTTTTTTCAAGCTGCATTTTCTGTTGCAACTCAGTAAATGTCATTTCTTCCATGTCATATTCTCTTTTCAATGCCCCTATTTCTCAATTTAAGGGTGTTATTTGCCGTTTTACTGTCTATCTAGTGTAATTGTACCACTATATTATTTAGGCCGTTTAAAATCGATTTTAGAGGGGTTTTCTAGTGCACCCTAAAAATCTGCGTTGATTTCTTAGCAAAATACATATATTCGTTGATTTTGCCGATAAATGAGTATAAATCTAACTCATCCATCATTTTCTGCTTGTGCTCTTGTGAGAATACAAGGCCATGAATGCGCTCGTAGTCTTCGAATAGTTTTAGTTTAACTTCTGTTTCAGTCATAACATCATCCTCTTGTCTTGTTTTGTTTTAAATTGATAAACGTGTTCGTTAGTAGTTCCAAGCCCTGTCTTCCTTTTTTTGTTTTGAATGCCCCTAATTCTCAATTTAAGGGGTCTCTTATCGTTTTTAAGTGGTAACTAGATAATTTATACCACCCACACTTTTAAATTGATTACAGACGATTTTAGGCGTGTTCTCGAACGTTCTGATTAAATACCACCTTCGAGCAGTAGCCAAATGCCATATATTCGTTTAATTTCTCGATGAATGAATACAAGTCCAAATCATCCATCATTTTTTGCTTATGCTCTTGTGAGAACACTAGGCCATGAATAAGCTCGTATTCCTCAAGGAGCTTTAGTTTAACTTCTGTTTCAGTCATAACATCATCCTCTTGTCTTGTTTTGTTTTAAATTGATAAACGTGTTCGTTAGTAGTTCCAAGCCCTGTCTTCTTAAAAACCCTCGAATAGACACGTTTTCCATAAGTTCCCAAAATGTCCTGTGGACTTAGGTTAGTTGTGATGATAGTCTTTATACGTTTATTTAAAATGCTGTACAAGATACCGTTAGACCACTCAGTCACTTTTTCTGTGCCCAAATCATCAAGCACTAGCCATTCAGCTTCAGAAATGCGTCTGATGTATTCAGCTTCAAGGCTGAAATCTTCTTTGATTTTGGCTAATAGATCAACCACGTTGATGAATAGCCCCATCTTTTTTGTATGATCAGACAAGGCTTTGAGCGCTGAATAAGCTAGATGACTCTTGCCTACTCCAGTATCACCAATGAGGACAATGTTGTAGTCCTGGCCATCGAGATAGCCTCTGAGTTGACTTCGAACATTCTTCAAGTCTTCCTTTTGCTCTTTGGTAACAGCATGGTAAGTTTCAAAGCTAGCACTTTTTAAATCATCATCCATCAAACTGAAATCTTTGAGAAAGTAGAGACGCTTCTGCTCTTGCTCACGCTCAAACTGTTCTTGTGCTTTAATAGAATTCTGTCGCTCTTGCTCTTCACGATGGCACGTCTCACATACAGTGTATGGCTTGCTGTTTGGTAGCTGAATAGTGACAAAGTTTCGATTGTGCTTCTCGCAGTATTTATCACTAGTAGTCATATATAGCTGTCGCATCTGTCTAGCTGTTTGATCTAAACTCATATAAAGAACCTCTTAGTATTTACTGCAAGCTGGTCCAAACTTGGGTTTGGCATTGTTTGGCTTGTTAGAAAAGTAGTTATTCTGTTCCTCTTGTTGTTGAGCTACTGTCTTGATTCCATTTTGAGACCATGATTTCAAGATAGAGTTAACATACCCAAAAGAACGTTTAGAGTTATCAGCTGCTTTATCAATGGCTATCTTGATTAATTCTGGTTCTAGCCCATCTATGACTTGATACTCTTCTAACTTTTGTAATTGGAATCCATCTAGAAGACCGATTCTTTCTTGATAGTATTCAAAGATATTAAAATTGGAATTATCAGCAGCAGCAGAAGAAGGCTTTCTATTCTCTTCTTCTACTTCTGTCTTTATATCTATCTCTTTCTCTATCTCTTTCTCTATCTCTATCTCTTTCTCTATCTCTTTCTCTATCTCTTTCTCTATCTCTGTTGGACACTGGTTGGACATCGGTTGGACATTGTCCAATTTGGTTGGACATTGTCCAACTTTTCGTTGTTTGCGCTTGTATTGTGACCAGTTTGTCTCTTGTTCGAGGAGGGCTTCAGCTTGTGGAAACCTAGCATTTCCGTCTGTGTCGATTTGGATAAGACCACATTTTATAAAGTAAGCCATTGTCATGTTGACATCATCCTCGCTAACATCTAACTTAAGTGCTAGCTCTTGAATTAAGTTGTCAAAATAGCCTTCATAATACAGAACGCAATCAGTTTCTAAACTCTCAAGCATGAGTCGGATATAAATTACGGTCATTGCATAGCCACCGCTCATGTCCCTAAGTCTTTTAATAAACAAGTTGTCAAAGAATTTTTTATCAAATTTAAGCCAAAAATAGACTTTTGTTTTAGTTTTATTCTTAGTCATTTATGTTATAATCTCCATAGAATGTTTTTTTTACGACACGGGCAATTACCCGTGTTTTTTAGTGCTTCAATCCGCACCCAGCCCCCGATGTGCTTCGTTAATATTCAATTTCATAAGAAGGTAGTTTTGGATTTTATTTATATTTATTTTTGGGGTATAAGGTATTTAGTTGCACTCCGCACACCGAGGTGTGGCTACGGATTGAAACAGCTAACGATATTACTTTAAATTAATGTCTTTCCTAATCCGTGTGCCTTGTTGTATCGGTCACGGCTAGGCTCTGATCCATTTTTTTCAAAAGTCCATTTTGGGACTTCTACTGTTTCTGTTTTCTTGCTCCAAATCCAGTTAAATAGTTTTGATGGTTTCATAGTATTTTCCTTTCTGATAAAATATAAGTAAGTTTTTTATGTAAGTCGTTGGTTATTCGGCGGCTTTTTTTGTTTTCCAGCTAGGCTTGTATAGCCCTAGCAGACAATCTAATGGAGTTCGTTTCATCATGTCAATTATCTATATTTCGGAGGCGTCTGCTAGAGCCGTATCAACCTAGCTGGATATGTGGTTAGAACAATTCCACTTGTTCAATCAATGGGTAAATGTCATTATCTTTTAACTTTTCATAAATAAATCGTCGTCCAAGCTGTGTCCAAACAGTTGTAATTTTACTGTGAACTTTATTGTCTTTACCGACATAATCAAATGTTCGACTGGCAATATAGCCTTTACCTTGATATTTCGTGTAAAGAATCCATTGACCGTTAACTTTACGTTGAATACCGACTTGTTTCAAAATTTTGTTGAACTTATTAGCACTCATACCATAATCTTGCGCTATCTGCGTAGTTGTCAGCATATCTTTGGTTTGCAAAATCAAATCAAGGTAATCGGTTTGTTTCCTAGCTTCTTCAAGCTCTAACTTTAAGACCTCGTTTTTATGTTCAAGACTGACAATTTTTCTGTCAGCGATTTTAAGAGCTCGTGCCATGATTTTCTCTGGACTATTGAAGTCCTTTTCAACTTGAATGAAGTATTGACGAACTTCATGACCTTTATTGCTTTTAGACATCATTGCTAAATGTTTTGCCATGTCAAGAGACAGCGCATAATCTTGTAAGTGCTTAGTTCCGCCGTACTGATTTTGCTGTGTAGTTATAACTACGCTGCTAAAATCGTAATTTTCTTCAAAAGCTTTAAAATTTTGGTCGACCCATTGGCTAAACCGAGTTTTGATTTTGAGTTCTTTGTGCAAATCTCGTGCACTAACTACTGGTTCTTGGTTTTCGTTTAAAGTAACGTTAATTAAATTATTCATGTATTGTCCTTTCTACTCCTCAAATTTTTCAATATTTGCTTGTTCGTTTTGCGAACAAACGAAATTGTAATGATTGATATATCTGAAGCCTCGTTGTCTTCTGTTGTATGAATTAAATCGCCGTTTTCCGCAGTGTGGGGCTTTTTCATGCTATTCATTGTCTATTACACGTTTCATTTTACCGCCCAAGAAAGATTCTTTGGCAAGGGTAGTACCGTCTGGTGATTTTACGTAAAGTCTAGGCCCGTATGCTTCATTATAATTGTTTTCTGGTTTTGCGTTCCATTCTTGGAAATAATTTTCTTTAGCAGAAAGAAGTGTATCTGCTAATTGTTGAATTTGTGGATTCGGTAAGTATTTGTAATTTTGTGGGACAACCACATCTATTAAAACTGAACTGTTTGGCATGACAGCAAACGAATCTGTGATACCACTTTGCTTTAAAACATCGTTGATTTTAGTGTTTAATTCAGAGGCGAATGCTGTATTTGCGGCGTCGTCATAAGTTTTTGAAGTTGAACTTGTTTCTGTGCTAGAAACCGTTTTTGAAGATGAACTTGCTTCTTTCTTACTGCTAGAAGAAGTCTTAGCGTTTTTCTTTTTTGATGAAGAGGTAGCTGAAGTTTTTTTAGAAGTTTGTTCAGTTTTAGCAGTTTCTACAGACGATTCAGATTTATCTGTAGGTGAAATCAAAGCACCTATGAAAAACATAATCATGGCAAGAAGTCCACCGATAAGCGATTTTTTGCGTAGATCTTTATTTTTTTTGATAACCGACCACAGTAAAGCACCAATATAAACAATAAAACCTGAAAATCCTACTAAGGATAGTAATAACCACATTTTTTGTTCTCCTCCCAGCTTTTAACGTGATTCAGTTTTGCACGTAGTTTTAAATAACGTTTTGCTGAATTTTCCTAAATTCATCTTGTATCATCGCTTCGCCCCAAGTCGTGGAAATATCATAACCTTGAGCAAAGAGTAGTCAAAATCATTTGTTGCCATTTCGTTCATATTGTTCCTTTCTAACTTGAATTTAATTCAAGTTTTAAAATCAAAATCCATACAAATCAGACGATTGAAGGTTGTATTTTTTACAAATGGCTAACATGAACTTAGGAGAGATTGAAAGTCGGTTTTTCTCCCAAGCACTAACTGTTTGTGCTGACGTACCAACACTTTTAGCAAATTCCTCTTGTGTCAAATTGTGACGTGCTCGAAGTTCTTTAATTGTAATCTTTGGAACTGTTTCTGTCATTTTTGTTCCTCCTCTCTAACTAACTTACAAACATATTATAGCTTAAATAAAATTCAATGTCAACAGTTTTCTTGATTTTTTTTAAAGTTTTTTTGATTTTATTATTAAACATCTTGAAAATTAGTAAAACATACTATATATTGTTCTTTGTATGTATCCATTGTTTTTTTATTTTTTATCGAATGTTTTCAAGATTGTTTTCAATCCATTCAAGTCGATTTTTGCGACCAGACGGAAAAGGTTATGATTTTACAAGTGTAGTTGGAACTACGGTTGTAAAATCATAACCTTCTTCTAGAATTTTGAAATTTTGTTCTACCCATTGACTAAAGCGAGTTTTTACCTCTCTCTTTATCTTATGTATACATTACATATCATATATGATAGTCTGCCAACTGTTTTTATAAAAAAATATATATTTTTTTGCAAAAAAAGAAAACCCCGACCAAAAAGTCGAGGTTACAGTTCGAGAGTTTATTCGAAACGATGCCAAGTATTCCAACAATTATATTACCACTTTTCTATGATAATAGCAAACAAAAAAGTCCCACGTCAGAACGTATCTGTCCATAAAAGGATGTGGGGGGTTTGTCATCTCATATTATAACACAAAAAAAGCCCCAGCATAATGCTGAGGCTTCGACCAATACTGCCATGGTATCCCTACTGCAGTGTGAGGGGAGGTGATATACTCCTTTTTTATTTTTTAGTTTGCGTGGTCTATTGGTAATAGTTTACCAAATCATCTTTATTCCAGCAAGAGAGCCAAACTGTCCCAAACTGACCAAACTCGAATTTGCGGAAGTAATAGCCACCATAGTAACCACCTTGACCAGTGTCTGTAATGTTGACTTCATCACCAGCAAAACTAAAGAACATGCCTGCCTTGAAATCTTGGTCTGCACCGTCCGGTAAATCATTGCCATCTTTATCTACCCAGTTAACCATTGCCACAGGGACCCCATTGTCGTAAAAATTAAAGCCAATAGGACTTAAATAATCACACTTAATTTGCCAAATTCCATTAACGAATTGAACATCATTGGCTTCATAGTAAGCCTTTTGTTGTGGTGCTACTGCTGTATTTGCTTGGTTATTCGTCTGTGGTGCTGAATCAGAATAACGCCAAACCTCGATATAGGAAGGCTTGTTCGCTGCATAGTAGTCATTCCACGGGTAAGTATTGATAGCTTGCCCAGGTGCCCCTTGAGTTGAATAATCGCAACTAATAAAGTATGTAGCATCCATCATGACACCAACGTGCCCTCCAGCTCCGCCAGATGTGGACATATCAGCACCCCATGACATTAACACAATATCACCTGTCAAAGCATCCCAATCTTGATTAATACTTACTCGATAGAATCCATTTTTGGCAAGTTGTTGACCTAGTGTAACAGTAGATGGTAGACCTTGAATACCGATACCAGCTTCTTTTAAAGCTTGTGATATGGAACCAGAACAGTCAGCAGTACCGTCTGCTCCGTTGCGTGACCCATACATTGAATAGGTCAATTTACCTCTATGGTTAACAAACCAATTTACAATAGATTGTTGTACGCTCATACTATTTTCCTTCCTTTTCGTCTAGTGGTTGTTCATAGCTCAATGCTCGTTCGCTGTCTGCAATCCCCTTAGTGGTTGGGTCGGTAACGATTCCGAGGATAACCAAAATTGCAATGAATGTATTTACAGCGTCTTGGATATTGTGTGGAATTTCAAGCCCTAATTGTTGCAACATAAGGAATACTGCTGAGATAAGAGCTACTAGTGTAGTTTTATTTTGCAAACGTAATTTAAAATTAATCATTTTATTATTATCCTCTCAAGTTTCGATCTACTAATTTTTTAACTTCTTCAATATTTCCTTTTAGCTCAACAACGTTCTCATTAATATGGTCCATTCTTTGGACCAGAGCTAGAATTATTTTTTGGTCTTCTTGATGTTTGTCAAGACGATCATTATGGTTTTTAATAATTTTCTCGATTTCATGGTCAACGACCTCTAATTTAGTGATTCGATGTTCTAAACGAGAGGCGCGTGACTGGCTTGAAAAATAAAAACTCGCACTTGAAATAGATATAGGAAGTATTACCGTTATAAGCCAGTTCATCAAATCTGGCTCGTTTTGTGGTCCCATAACACATCCCTCCTATGCTATTCTTGTGTAAGTTTTGCCAATAGCTCCTCGTCATTAACCATATCTGCGATTAGTTCTTTCACTTTTGGTTTTAATACTTTTGGAACTCGTTTAAATGTGTAGTTATTATTAACAATATTTATTGCGAATAGTTTAGCAAACATATCTTTTCATCCTTTCTTTTTATCGACAGCCAAGTCTTCATCAGTCAATACCTTTTTATCGTAGAGTTTATCAATGATATCCATCAACGTTACTTGTGCGGTACTTGATGCTTCTTCCATCTTTGCGATAGTTTCTGTAGCTTTTTTGCTTAATGCTTCGTGCTCTTTGATTTTTTTATCAAGCTCATTGAATTTTTCATTTTCCGCACGTTGCGGGAAATTCTCTTGATAAATTACCTCTAACGCTTCATTTAGGAGGTCAGTGTTTGATAAGTCGATTTTATCGACTGGCAAAAAGACAGGGACGTAAGCACCATCTCGGTTTTTCAAAACTACTTTTGTGGCGTACGCTGCACCACTAGCATCATATTCTTTCGATTTAGATTCGTATTCGAATCTCATAATTTTTTCCTTTCTTCATTTTTAATTGCTTGGGTATTCGTCTTCAGTTATGTAAGTTACTGTCCCAGTATATACTTCGGCATCCATACTCTGGTTTGAATAAAACATATCACCACTAGGTTCAAGATGCCATACTGCACATTCTTTATGAAAATCTGCTACGTTTTTATTGGTAACTAAATGTGTCTGTACGCAAGGTCTGAACCCGTATGGAATTTTCTCACCTAAACTTCTGTACTCTCCAGGAGGTACGTTATATATGTTCCTTATCAAACTGAGAGTTACTACATTTGATTCACGAACCAAGTTAGCTCTTACACCCCACCCGATTTGTATCTCTCTTTTAACGACAGATGGTTTCTTAGGCGTGTAATCAATCCACGGCTCCCAGTCGTCGATTATCTTCGACCATCGATGATGCCTGAAAAACATCTGACCGTTGTTGCTCCAGAATGTCTGGATGGCTTCTTTTATACCGTCAGTATTTTTTCCATTGTAGCTGTAATGGAATAGAAACCCCCACTGACCATTAGGATTTCCCGGTGCCGATGGGCCAAGGATGTATTGTCCCGGTTCATAAAGGTTGTTTGCATTGTCAACTTCCCATTTCGGAGCGCCGTTATTACTGGTTAGCTGATATTGCTGAATCTGACTGTTGTTAGCGTAGATGTCACCAGCCACGTCAAGAGCACCACGCTCTCGGTACTTACCAATCCCAACGCCTTGACGATCATATGTCATAATAACTTCATCTGTTGGAACAGTGACTTGGAATGAAGCGCTTGTAAACTCATCTTCTAATTTACCTGTAACTATATATGATGTATCTGCAGGATAACGATTACCAAGGTTTGCATCAGATGCGTTAAATTCAGAAACCTGTGACCAACTTCCACCAGCTTGGCCATTATCTAGAACCTCAGTATCAGAACCGAATTTTCGTGTGGTGAAAGTCAGCTTCATGGTGTTTTTCTGCACGCCGTTAACTGTAAGTGGTGCTATTTTAGCGAATCTCTTAATAGTTAGGATATCTAACTTCTTATCACTTCTCTTAACCTCGAATCTTAGTGCTGGGCTAAAATAGAATAGAAACATTAGTTTCGTCTCTACCCAATCAGACCATATCCCACGAGAATCTAGAACCCTTCCTCTTAAGGTCATTTCAGTGTCTTTGTTAACAGACACCTCACGCAACACTCCGCCATTCTCAGTAACAGAATTGTTATCGCCAACAATTTCAGCATAGTAACCAGCTATGGTAGCCCCGCTCTTGGCTTGAGCTCCATTAAATGTAACTTTGACAAGCGACATGATGGAAACAAAATGCGTTGATTCTGGGATTACTCTTTGAGATACTGGATTAGCATCTGTCAACGTGAAACCAGTTAACGACGGCTTCATGTTATTTGTGATAACACTTGCCGTGAACGTTGTCGACTGTGTTTGAATGAAATTTCCATTAATATAAGTATCTACATATATAGTACCCCGTCCACTTGTTGAATTTGGTATATCGTTAGCGAAATCTTCTGGGATTGTCCATTTATACGACGTTCCAACATTGTCGGCAATTTTACCTTGTTTGTTGTACCAAGAATAGCGTAGTGTATGTGTAGCGCTACCTACTTTTTTATCGATAGAGATGTCTACTTGATTGCCAATGAACCCATCAGACACTCTCACCGAGCTTCCCCTTGGGATAGTTGTCAGTGTTATTTGCTGATTACCAATATCTAGATTCACAGGACTCCAACCACCCGACCCATTAAAGTGAGCGCGTACACTGAAGACACCAGACCCATCATCAGCATGTCTAACAGTAATTGTTTGATCTATTAATTCGACTGTTTGATACCAACTTAGAACGCTAGGTGAACCAGACCAATTCAATCGTTGACCGTTAAATTCGACATAAGCACTACATTGATATTGAGCAAACGTAGTTGTCGTATTTAGTAACGCTAATCGCAATCTAACTTGACTTGTATTGTTTTGGATATCTTGACCAACCTGGTCGACCCAAAGACGGATACGATATCCACGGTCGTTATTACTCCAAAATTCAGCCATTATGCACCTCCTACGTATCTAATGACATTACGGTCTGGATTCAATAAATCTTGTTCCTCTCGATATCGTCCGATTTGGATAGATTTAGAGAAAATACCGTTTTCGATATGGATGATACCTTTTGAAATGTACATTACCTCGTTCCCAGCTGAGAACATTGAGATACGCCCGTTTGGATTGAACATGATAGAGCTTGATTCATCTTTTTTACCAATAACAAGACCTTCATTTGATGCTGCCATGTAGCTATCGATAAAATTCCAACGTTCTGACATATCATTTAAGTCGTTTTCTAGTTTAGTTACACGAGCACTTGCATCAGCTAAATCTTTTTCAGCTTGTGCACGATTGGCATTGTTTGCGTTAACAAAATTTTGATAGGCTTCCACCCACTGATTGAGTGTATCAAGTGATGCTTTAGCGTTTAATTCAGCTTTAATAATAGAGTTCGTTTCGTTCAGTCTGTTGAGTTGTGCTTGTGTTAGGACATCATCGGCTTTGGTGTCTATTTCCTCTTCCAAATCTTTCGACGACGCTTGCCACGCTCGGTCAGTGGTTCCCTCATAGCAGTCTAGTTCTGCAAAAAATAGCGTAGAAGTTTTACCGTCAGTAGTGCCATTGTTATTAATACGAATGAACCCTTCGTCGCAATCTCCAGAGTTAAATGTTAGATGCCATTTAACCGTCTGTGTGGTTGATGGTGAACCTGTATGTGTTTTTAAATGGATCACTTTAGTCGATTCCTTGTCAGTTTCATTCGTCTTCCTGCCAAGAAAATAGATATCAACGCTCTTGAGGTTTCCGGTTGCAAATATCTGAATATTTAGAGAATAATCAGTGTTGCGTTTGACTGGAAAACGTTTTGTTGATGCAGGAACCACACCATTGGTGTTATTGTCTAATCTAAAAAGGGGTTTTGTTCCGTTATAGTAAAATCCATGTGTAGCTATATGAAGATTGTTATTAGGTGTACTTTCGTCCCAAAAACCCCATCCGTCAATATCTTCTGGGAATGCTGAATTAACAATTAGATTCTCTCCACCATTTGCTCCATCCTTCCCGTCGTTTCCTCGTATCAGACTCCAAGTGTAATCTCGAGGATTAAGACTATCTACTTGTGTAAAGTCTGTGTAGTGTCCGATGAAACTTGGATAGTCAGCAGTTGTGGCTTCGCTAGCTGATGGCATGTATGGAGTGGCGATTTCGCCTTGTTCTTGTTTTGGATTTCTAATCCTTATCGTGAAACTACCTTCACTCGGACCAGTAAATTTAGTCATAAAGATTGCTTCTGTGTTGATAGCAGGGTCTTCATACGGAGGTATCGTTGACGTTTGTGTTATTTTTATCCATTGGTTCAGCATTTTACTAGGGTCTTTAGGTAATTCAATAAAACAAATACGCTTCCATGAGTATAATCCTCCGCCATGAGTGTATCGCTGACCAATCCAAAACTCGTCAAGATGTGTTCCAGCAGGGAGATTCCAACTTGTGAACATAACGTCCATACTCATTGTGTACTTATCGCCGGGTTTATAATCTCTAGGTTTCATAGAGAAACCATCCCACATGTTTCTAACAACCCATGTATTAGTTCCCGTCAATGTAACTTCTCCGTAGCCATTTTCTACTTTGTCGAAGTCTTTAAAGAACCCATCTTTGGTTTTAGCTGAACTATTAACTAACAGATTCAAATTTGGATAAACAGTACTAAACCTATCAGTGCCGTCTGCGCTGTAAGACCATGCTGTGTGAAAATATGTAGTCTTCCCATCATCGCCCTTAGGTCCTTGTTTACCATCTGATACATTTACAAAAGTAACTTCTTCTGAAGCTACTTCTTTGTTATCTACCCACGCTGAGATAGTAAGCGTGGTTGGTTGGTTAATCTCTGACGCTACCATGTCATAGGTCATACCTACGTATTTAATAGTACCGTCAATCACAAATCGATAAGTTGCATCAACAATTTTATCGCCTTGTTTCAAAATTGGTTTAACAGTAGAACGACCAATGCCGTTCTTAAATACTGTTCCATTCGTGGTCCTTATCTCAACATGATATGGCAGTGACTTAGAAACAATCTCATCGATACGTTGTTGCAAGGCATCCGATGGTTTATTATCCAACTTTTTAAAGTTGGTGAAAACTACTGAATTATTCGCAGGATTGTCAAAGCTGATAATCATTTCAGATACACGCGCTTCGAGGGCTAAACCACCTCTAAAATTATTATCGATGATTTTAACAGTGTCACCTAGATTAATATCCTTGTAGTTTTCAATGAAACTAGATTGAACACTTACGGTATATGTCATTAGTGGATAAGCATACTGCTTGATAGTACGCAAGGCGTAAGCTTTTAAGGATTCAACGTCCTTGTATTCTGTTTGAAAATCCTTACGTGTCCAGTTATCAGCGCTGTCTGGATTCATGGTAGATGGGTAGCGTTCCCTTGATAGTGGGGCGAAAACGAAGCTAGTGCCCTTTCGAGAATAGAACTCTACTTGTCCTAACTCATTTTTTTCTTCAAACTCAACGCTATCAAGATTAACCCCGTTTGCACCAGTGAAAACACCAGCATTAAACAGTTGTGTCTTATCACTAGTTACTTGAACGCCTTTCAGACCGCTTTGATAGTAGAGAATGACATCTCCTCTAACTTTACCTATACCGTGATGGTTTTTATCTGCTTCTTGGTAGATGTCGATGATGAAACGTTTCATAGTTCCGTCTCGGTTTAATTCGGTACGAAAAATAAATTCAGCATCAAATTGATTCATCAAGCTATGAAGTTGTTCTAGCTTTGTGCCACTTTGCGATTCAAAAGTAAGCGTTCTTGTTCTATCAGAAATTTCATTGACACCTATTTCAAGTCCTGCAAAACCAAGCAATTCAAGATTCCGAAGATACCACTCAACACTTTTGGCACCGCCACTATCTGCAAGTGGTCGTGCAACTTCCCTTGCCAATTCAAGGTTGGTGTTATTACAAGTCACTTGAAAATTAAAATCATTTTCAACGAGTTGCGATACATAGAAAACGTGATAGGAATTGTCAAAATAGAATGATACAAACATCTGATCATTGATGTATTTAATATCATCGTGAAGTTTTCCATTTACAATTTTAGGAATCGTAAAGTCAAATGTACTGGTTGAGTATTCAAGGTAGGTGTGCCACTGACTGCTCGAGTATGGAAGCATGTCAGGAACGTTGTTATTTAAAGCACACACCTTGCGCATGCTTTTATCATGAATCCAAATTTGCATTAGACAAAACGCTCCTTCCAACTAATTTCAATCGTTGGGTCTTTGGCTATCCAGCTTGACGTGTAAATGTCAATTTCTGTTTCACCAGTTCCAACGCTGAACGGCTCAGACAAGTATGTTAGCTCATTAGAAGCTGGCAAGTTATCGATGAGGGTTTTACCTTTAGCCATGTCCACCTCTAAGATAGAACCCATGTGAAAACGATTAGGAATATCTTCTTCTTTATAAACGTTGTCTTTTCGATAAATGAAATCATCTAAATACATGTGTGTAACAAGTGGTGCGTTGCCGACCTTACCAAAAATGACATGGATTTTGTCTGATTTTTTACCCTTTATTTCAGGGATAGAATATCTTGGGTATGAACCCCACCAGTAATACTGAACGACATCATCAAACCGCATAATATCTGACCATCCCCTAGGTTCATTAAATGGGTTGTGCTGCTCGATGTGCGTTCCTAAAAAATTCTTCCTGTCGACAATACGGAAACCTCCCTTGCCGTCACCAGCTAGAAAATTATATTCACAGCCTAAACCATTGTAACGTTTAAAAGTTTCAACACCATACAAGAAAGTGCCGCTTGCATCTGTTACACAGATTTTTAAGTATCCCATTTGGTTTGCAGAGCCGAGCCAAAAAATTTGTCTCCACCAAAAGTATTCATATAGCGCACCTTTTTCACCATTAGAGTCTCTTGGGATGTCAAATGTAACTGACGCTGTCTGACCACTCTGTAATGCAATGTGAGGACGACCCCAAGCATTATCGATATAAAGAGTTCCGTTTGGCTTGGTGTCGTTGACATCGTTTGATATACCAACATTTTTCAACCCTTGAGCCAATCCATTAGGGATTCGGTGCTCTCCGTTTGATGAAGCATAATCAAATAGTACCTCTGATTTCTTGACCGTTTGTGTATCCCATTCTTTTGGATTACCAATCTCATAGCTTTCAGTAGCACTTTTGACAATTCCAACCCACCCATTATCTGAATTAAATTTTAACTTAATATCTGGGTATGTTTCAGCTGTACCAAAATTCTTAAGAATAGCTTTGTAGTGACCAGTCGATACCTTTTTAATGCTACCGTACTTGGTTTCGCCATCGCTACTTACCAAGGCTTCGGCTTTGTTTTCGCTGTAACTTTTGGGAACATCAAATGTAACCGTTACTGTTGCGGTAATCGGTGAGGTGTTCTTATCAACTGCTAACGATGCTTGACCAGACGGGATAGCTTCCCAAACTTTGTTGGGTTCATCCCCAAAAATCAAAGTTTTAGGTTCATCTACGTTGAGATAACCACCAAGCGTTTCAGCAACGCTATTAAAGTAATCGAAGTTACCAACTAGATTAAAAGATACTTGAATCTGCTTGACTGATAATGTGTTATATAGGAATTGCTGACCATAACGCCTGTGCCCTTGTTCTTGATAGTTGTTATTAAAGTTAGATGCCACGTTTTTGGTGACATCCACTGGAACGGCACGTCCTTGACCTTCATTGAATAATTCGGTTAAGTTCTTGCCGTCATAAGTTACTGACATTCCTATCAAATAATGCTACCTCCTAACAGCGCTTGCCTGCGCTCATATTCGTTAGTTGCTTTTGTCATAAATGGTGCTAATCCGTTTGAAACGCTTCTACCATCAATGATGTTTTGAATCTCGATTGGCTTAGAGCCATTAGTTACCAATTGGCTAAGCAAACCAATCACGACGTCTAGCTTACTTTCAAGCATAGAAACACGTTGTTGACTTGATGAATCATCATGGTTGTTTTGTGGTGCATCTCCAGCAAAACGTGCCACCGCTTCGGAAAGTAATCGCCACGCTCTGCCACGTTTGGCAATATCGGTTGGAATAACATACTCTGGCATATCACCCTCAGCGAGCTCATAAACACCGTTCTTGCGTACTAAACCACCATTTGCATAACCATGAGTTGCAACGTAGTTAAAGGATGCATCAGATGTTCCATAGCGATGCTTGATATAGTTGATTGCAGCAAGCAAGTTATCATATCCATTACGGATATTGTTGTGTCCTGGGTGCTTGTATGCATTAAATGTACGACTAATAGTTTGCATCAATCCAATTGATGGGTCGCCCATTCTTGCATTAATATCCCAGTTATTTTGTGCGTTAGGGTCACCACCAGATTCCTTCTGTATAGTCGCTAAAATCTTAGACACACGGAAGTTGTTTGGTTCTATACCGTTAGCTTCAAGCGCTCTAACTACCGTATCACGCCAACGATCAACCCCAATCCCTTGTGGATGGTCTTCACCGCCGCCTGCTGGGCTGAGCAACGGACCAAGCGTTTTCTTAATCCAATCGAACATACCACCAACTTGACGTTTAATCAAAGTTTGAAGTGGGTTGTTGCGATCTTTAAGTGTTTTTCCACTATCACCACTACTTCCAAAATCTCGGACACCGAAATCAAGGAATGTAGCAGCATTTTTGACATGACGACCAGTAAATTGATGATATTTACCATCACCATTATAGTTATAATCTTCACCGTCGTAAGTGTCACCGTGTACTGCTGTTACAAAGTCAACGTGGTTGCTTGATACTGGTCCACCAGTGTAGACAGATACTACACCAGGTTTTGGTCTACTTAAGTGTGGTACTCTTGCAGAGACCCACATCCTACCATCACCAAGGTGACTGAATAGACTAGGGTTAACACCAAGATTTGCCAAACGGCTGGCAATGAACGATACACACTCACGATAGTAGTACCCCCAGGGATCTACTCCAGCGTCTTTCGCTTTATCTTTGAAGCGGTAGTCATCGCCTTTAGCACCTATAGCTACAGTGCCTTCGTCCATTGAAGCATTAGCCATTGACCAGAGTTCTTTCCACCAATTTTTAGCTTCTCCGACAGGTTTCTTATACAACGCATTTCCGAGCGGGGTAAACATAGCGCCCAATTTATCAGCATTAGGACTAAATGTTTTAGCTAGTGTACCAACAGGGTCTGTAATAGCACTTCTGACAAAATCAATCATTTTTTTGAATTTGTCGACACCGTTTTTCATCCCATTCCAAACTGAGCCAGCTATATTGGTAGTTGTATCCCAGACTTTAGACCAAAAACCAGTACCTTTAGCATAAGCTCCACGTTCAACACCCATGAGCATAGCCAATTCACTGGCATTGATAACTTCCGAACCAGCTGGCAAGAGGTATTCAACATTGCGACCTTGTGGCAAGAATGATTTACCGTTTGGCAATATTACCATCTCTTGGTTGTTAGTCTCAGGGCTATCATTACCATCGTTTAGTGTAGCAAGTGTTGGTCTAGTGATTGGGTTTCGGTATGAGCTGAATAGACCTGTACCATCCGCAAATTTAACTGTAGGGATTTTACTGATTGCGTTCTTCGGACCACCGAAGTCGTGGATTAAGCCGTTGATGCCGTCGATACCATCGTTCGGAATTTTGATGACCGCATTGATACCGTTACCAGCCAAATCTTTCAAACTGTTCCACATGTCGCCAAAACCGTTCTTTATACCGTCCCAGATGTCTTGGAATTTGTTTTTGATTTTATCCAGATTATCAAAAAGCAATCCTTTCAAATCATTGCCGAATTTCTTCTTAGTGTCAGCATTCATGTCATCCCAGCGGGCTGATAGGAAATCTTTTGATTTGTTCCAAGTCTTAGACCATCTGTCGTGGATTTCATCATGCTTATCTTTGATAGAAGACCCAAGACGTTTAATACTTTCATTAGTATTGCCTTTCATATCATCCCAGCGGTCTGATAGATAGTCTTTGGATTTCTTCCAGCCTTTGTTCCACTCTTTACCGATGTCAGAAAGTTTACCGGTGATAGCAGAACCAAGATTTTTCATGCCGCTTTTAGCGCCGTCTTTGATGTTATCCCAAGTCTTTCTAAGATTTTTAGGAATATCCTTAAACCATTTGACAATGTTGTCAAATGCTTTTTTTGCGTTCTTTGCTAAATTATCAACGAATTTCTTAAATTTCTTGTTATGCTTGTAAATTAAAGCGAAAGCTCCAGCAATCGGATTGGCAATAAATAAGAGGACTTGTTTCCAGTCCTTTTTAAAGAAATCAATGATCTTACCAAAGATTTCTTTGGTAACCTTGAAGATTTTATCGAAGGCTTTCTTGGCAGCACTAAACATGCCATCAACAAATTTTTTGAATTTCTTATTGTGTTTGTAAAGTTCGTAGAGAGCAGTAGATATACCGATTACAGCTGTAGCAATTAAAATCAGTGGATTTGCTTTAGAGAAATTAAATGCAAGTTTAATACCGTTACCTACAAATTTAGCAGTGTTTAGTAATCCCGTTAAAGCTAATTTAGCAGTTTTAGTTGCTACAGAAGCAGTCCATTTAAAAGCTGATTTAGTTCCTCTACCAATCTTCTTAATGCCACCAAGTTTATTATTTACTGCGTCTTCTCCACGAACGCCCATAACCCAATTTAAAGCGCCATTGACCTTACTACCAGCTTTTTTGACGTTTGAAATACCATCTGTTATCGTTCCGAAAAGTGATTTTGAGGTATTTAAAACTGCTTTTGATGCAAAGTAACCAACGAATAATTTACCGATGGTCCGGATAGCCTCTTTGTGCTTAGCGATTTCACCTAAAGCATCCGAAACGCCCTTGATAGGTTCTTTTGATTTCTTACTGTTGCCATTCAGCGTTTTAAAAGCTCCAGCGATACCTTCAACAATGCCTTTAGTCGCCTCCCAAACACCTTCACCAAAAGCCTTGCCAATTTCTATGATGTAACCCAAACCTTTTTTGAGTTCGGTAAAGAAGCTAGCGATTTTAGGAGCATTTTGAGCAATTTTATCACTCGTTTTATCAACCCATTCAATCATCTTGTCCATGAATGAATTGAGCTTATCTGTGCCATCGCCCATATTAAAGACTTTTGCGAAAGCGTTGGAGATAGTTTCCAAGCCTTTAGCACTGTGTTCACCAAGTGTTTTAAACTTGTCTTCCGTGCTCTTGTCAGCTACCCATTCACTAACCTTACCTAAAAATGGGTTTTTCATTTTATCAATTGGGTCGCGGAAAGCTGCGATAATCGCTGGCATACGACTATTGAGGGTACGCTCCATACCGCCGATAGTGCCTGCGAAGTTCTCGGTTGCATCTTTGTATTTGTCTTTCGTTCGAAGCAGAGCCTCGATAGCCATATCTGACGTAATCTTGCCTTCGCTTTGCAGTTTGGCAAACTGTTCAGTTGTCATGTTCGCAATACCAAGCTGTTCAGCTGCAACGTCTTTAATAGCTTGCTTCATTTCTGGGAAGACGTTGATAATTGACAACATGTCTTGACCTGAAACCTTGCCGTTCGCAATCATTTGTGACCATTGCACACTAAAGTTTTCAACTGCTGCATCGGTTTGCCCAAAAGCGTCTTGCAAAGTCAAGATAGCTTGTGTTTGCTGTTTAGTTAAGTCGATGTTGTGAGTGACTGCATAAAATTTTTGGTTCATACGATCAACCATTTCGGTTGAGTTAGCCGCTGCTTGTGCCATTTGGTTGGTCATATCGACCATCTTCTTACCTTCTTCAGCATTACCCGTTAAAGTCAACCAAGTGGCATTCATGGTTTGCTGGTATTTAACGTATTCGGAACTGGATTGGGCAATTTCGTCAAATTTACCCTTGATAGCTCCCAACGCATTTTGGAAACCGTTGCTGATAAGATTAGCTGTAAACGTAGCCCCAAAGATACCTTTTAAACGTGAGGTCTTTTGTTCAGTATCGTCGACTTCATTCCCCAAACGGCGAAAGCTTTCTTTCAAGTGTCCGATGAACGTGCTAGAACGTTGACTTTGCTCAATCTCATCGTTAAGTTTATTAGCGGCATTTCTAGTATGAGCTAGACTCGTCGCTGTCTCATCTAAGCGTTTTTTCTGGATGAGATATTCTTCTGAGGTCTTGCTAGTCTGTTTAGCGATACGCTCAAGCATTTCTTTTTGGGTCTCATACTGCTTGTTTAGGTTAGCGATTGAACCCTTGTATTGCTTGAGCTGTTCCTGTCTAGCTTCGTCTTCCTTGCCCTCTGCCTTTAAACGCTTGATGTAGGTATCAGATGCCTCGTTTTGGGCTTTATATTCCTTTTGAAGCTCTGCCAAACCAGACTTATGATAATCAAGGCTTTGCTTAGCTTGACGTTGTTGATTTTCCAACGCAGCTAAGCGTGTAGTAGCTTGGTCGATTTGTTGTTGGTACTTAAGGTACTGTTCGGCGACTTCGACGGTGCTCCCTTTAAGTTGAGACTGTTCTTGTTTCAGTTTCTCAATCTTTTGCTGTTGGTTCTGGATGGTGTTACTCAAACCGTCATATTTGGCTTGTGCAGCACCTAAATAGTCGCCAGCGCTTCGCATCTGACTTTCTTGAGCCTTCCAAGCATTTGTAGAACTATTGACTAACTGAGTTAATCGTTTAATCGAGTCAGCAGCCTGAAGCGTGTCTAAGGCTATTTCAGTAGACATGGTAGCTTGTATTTTCGCCATGTTATATTCCCTCCTTTCCTTAAAAAATTAGAGTAAGGATGTTGGGTCTACCATCCTATTCTCTTCCTCTTTTGCATTCAAGATTTTCATCAATTCATAATAATCAGTGTCGTAATACTGTTCCAACGTCCAACCAAAACCTTGAATCGATCTCTTAGCGATGAGCTTCAAATTCTCTATGCCATTTTCTAAATCAAAAATTTGTTCACCTTTTGATTTTATTCTTTTGGGTCAGTTTCACCAGTTGCATTTTCAAGTTGCTCATCTGTCAAACCATACATATAGCCCACTAATTTCTCAGCAATCTCTTGTGTACGTTTATTTTCCAAATCGAGTAACTTGTCATAATCTTCATCATTCAAGTTAAGAACAGCACGGATAAAGCCAAGCATTTCTTTAAGGATTGAGTAACTACCTTGAGCCTGCTCTTGTGTGTCGCCATCTTCGATTGTGTCACTGATTTTAAGTACTGCTAACTGATACTCATGCATACGCAATACATTGCGGTTGCTTGTAGTTACTGTGAATGGTTTTTTACTGATTTCTGGGATTTTAATAGTTCTGATTTCCATTATGGTCTTACTCCTTTTTAAAAAAAATAGAGGCCAGGCCATAAGCCTGACCTCTTTGCGAATTATGATGTGTCTTAAACTGCTGTAGAAGTAGCGAGTGTATATCCACCAAATACTTCTTTATACATATTAGCTTTATCGAAAGTTAATGAACCCGTGAAGTATTTCTTGATTGGCTCACCGCCAAATTCAGTCGCTGACAATGCGTTATATGTCAAGTGGTCGTTTTGACGGGTTTGAGCGGTGTCTGTATCTGTAGCTACGTTCTGTGTTGACTCTTGGAAGATCCCATTAGCAAACCCAAAGTAAACTGAGTTTTTACGGTCAAGCGTTTGTGACTCAATCAATACTGCAACGTGTGGTTTTTCACCTTGGTACACATATCCACCTTTTTTATCCGATTTGAATCCAAGGATTTTTTGTTTGATATCAAAATCAAGGTTGTTAAATTCAAAAGCGACTGTTGGTGAACCCGGAGCAATCATAATATCCTGTACTTCGTTGTTTCCTGGGACTTTAGTAGCTTGTCCTTCCAAGTTTGAGATGTTAGCGGTACGAGTACCAAGCATTTTTGAATCGATTTCGATTACACCGTCAGTTGAAAGGCCTTCTGGACCTTTAATAAGTTTTTGAGTTTTTGGGTCAACCAAAGCAAGTTTCACCAATTTCAAACCTACAATTGCCATATATATTTTCTCCTTTTGTTAAATTAATTTATCGAAAGCAACAAAAAAGACCGCTGTAATTTGCAATGTATCAGGGTCTATACTATGTTCTCTTATATCTGTTATTGAGTAGTGTTCAGATTTTAAGAATTTTATCAATTCCATCTCGAAAGCTTCAATATCAAAATCAATATCGAGTTTATAAAAAATCTGTACTTCTACTCTATCTATTTTTCTGAAAAAGGTGTTATTCCCACTCAAATCAAGTGAGGGATTGCTTTCTGTGAGCAACACGATTGTCTTATCGGTGTTATCTTCGAGTTCTTTAGGTAAGTTGTTTGCATATACTTCGCTTATTTCACCAAATCCTTTACCCTCAATTAACTCTTTTAGTTTTACGGTTGCTAACACTTAATCACTCCCCTCCCTTCTTGCGAATGAGTTTTTCATATTCCTCTTTTTCTGCCAATAGCACCTTAGTTTGGACAGCGCTATCGTTTTGTACATTAGTAACAAAATGGTCAGCACGATATTTCTTAGTTCCGTCATTTAATCGTCTAGCGTTTTGGGCGTGGTACCTATTCACCCACCCAACAGTTGACACGCCATTTTTTCTACCATCCACGTTTGTGGATTGGACAGCTAAGCCGTCAGCCATGTGACCATACTTCAAATTTTTCTTCTTTGAATAGTGTTTCTGACGAGTAACTTCTGCCAACTCTTCTTTAAATACCTTAGCACCAGCGGTTGTAATCTTTGCTTGTTCCGCTGGTGTTAAATCACCAATACTAGCCACTGTTTTAAGCCAACCCTCTAACGCTTCGTCAAGACCTGTCATAAGCTATCACCCAACTTTCTTGTGCTTTCTAAGTGTCAGAAAGTCGTAGTGGTTAAAACCAAAGTTTTCGTCTGGACTGATACGCACGATGTCATATTGAGTGCCGTTTAAAGTGACAACTTGACCTTCTAATACTTTTGCATTGTGGCGGATGACGATAACTATTGTATCACTTTCGCCATTTTGTTGAGCCAAATACTCTTGATTGAGCGTTCTAGTGTGTGGCTTGTAATGAAGCGTAAATTGTTTCACGAACTTTGGCACACTCACTCCAGTGAATTTGTTGGGTGCGCTTTGATATGTCCCAAAATCTGCTTTATAACGAAAGTCTGAGGGTAAATATCTAACTCTAGCCATTAGTCACCTCTTTCCTCGCTATAAGTTGCGTACAGCCCCCTTAACTGCCCGATTATGCTGTTTAGCGTTAGATTAACAGGATATGTTGCCGTATCTGTCAATGCCACTCTATACGTGAAATATGAGCTTGTTAGGGCTATTACAGCCGTATCAAACAAAGCTCTCACACTGTCGAGGTTGTAAAATTTTGGATCATCCCCGACTGAATTAACGACGTACTGTCGAGCTGATTCAATGTAAGCTGGGATGAGTGCCGTGTCGTCTGTCTCATCCAGATTCAGAGTCTGCATGATAGTTTCCTTAGATACACTCATAGCTTACCTCCTAATTAGACTGCTGTTGAACCAATGTTACCTTTTTGGTCAGCAATAGCTTTAAATGATGCTGGCACAAATGCTTCTGTATCAGTTGCTACTACATCAAAACGGTCAATAACACGTACTTTAGTAGTGTCAGTTTCAAACGCACCACCACCAATATTGGTAGATAGCAATGACATTTGTTGACGGTCAAACAATGTTACCGCTTGTTTCAAGTCACCAAAGTAAAGCGGCATAACTCCTGATGAAGCGTTAGGAAGCCAGCGGTCAGAAATTTCTTTAACTGCAAAACCATTGATTGAATATCCAGTTGGTGATTTTACATCACGTTCCATGAGGTAGTCACCCAAAGCATTTTTGACTTTTTTAAGAGCTGTAAAGCCTGAAGTGTTAGTCAAGAAGAATGAAGTTTGTTTGATTGCTGGGTCAACTTTAGCTTCAAGGTCAATAATATCGTCCCATTTAGTCAATGTTGGTTTAGTTGGGAGTTTGTCAACAACACCCAAGATTGCCTTGTTACGAGTAACCACAACTTTTTTAGCAATCCAACCAGACAACCATGCAAGGATATTTTCAGCAGAGTCAGCAAGCAAGCTGTTAGTAACTGTTGAGATACCAGCATAGCGCTTGATAGTGTATTTGATAAGAGAAAGTTTTGGATCATCAATATCAGCAATTTTACCTGCTTCATCATCAATATTAGCAAGACCTGTAATATCAGTCCATTTTTCATAAACACGTGAACCAGTAAGAGTAGTTACGTTCTCAACATTTACATACTCTTGCAATGAATCGTATTGACGAACCAATGTATTGATAGCTGTGCGAATATCTTGAGGAATAGTCAAACCTGCATCAGAACCAGAATTGTCTGTTTTAGAGTCAAGCAAGTTTTGGAAGCGACCACGGACTAGGTTTTTGAAGTCTTTAACAAAATTAGCTTTAACTTCTTCTTCATTTTCAGTCAAAGGTTTTTTATCTTCTTCGGACATATTAACTACTTCATTAGCACGAGCCTCTGTATACTGTTCTTTGAACATATCACGTTTCATTTTGGCAGTGTCACGTTCATTTTTGATTTTTTGCAACTCTTCAGCAGTAACTGAATCGTCAAGCATAGCTACGTTAAGTTTCTCATTCAAGTTTTCGACCTTGTCGCCTTGAGCAACCCAAAGGTCATGCAATTCGTTTGATGTTTTCATTAATTATTTTCCTTTCATTTTTCAAGTAAAATTTTCAATTTTTGCTCACGCAAAGAATTGGTTTTAGGTTTAGCAATCATATTTTTAAATTTATTGATTGCTGATTTGCTTGGCATCTGATGTACAGCGTTAGTAACCATGATTTGTTCTTCATCGTCACCAAAGAACATAATTTCATCTGCAAAGCCTTTATCAACAGCAGTTTTGGCATTAAGCCATGTTTCTTTTGCCATAAGCTCTAATAATTCTGATTGTTTAAGACCAGTTTTCATCTCGTAAGCCAAAGCGATAGACTCGTCAATGCTATTCAATACTACTGATTGATGTTCCATGTCATCGCTGTTCCCAACGAAACCGCTAGATGCTTTATGAATCATGATATGCGCCGTTGGACTAATGCGAACGGTATTGCCTGCCATTGATATGACGGAAGCAGCAGACGCTGCTAAGCCTTGTATATTAACTACAATACGCTTGCCACTGTCTCGAAGCATAGTATAGATTTCACTAGCTGCGAACACATCACCGCCGTTTGAAGCAATATTAAGCGTAATTTCTTCATCTTCATCGTTAGCAATGGCATCTTGTACCATCTTGGGATAGGTACTGGTCATGCCATAGAAATCATAGAATTCCCTATCGTCATTGCTTACTATATAGCCTTTAATGTCAATCTTCCCCATTTATCTCACCTCCTTTCAATGTGGTCTTATTAGGGTTTTCCCCTTCTGGCAACTCTTTAGGTAAAATTTCAGCTTGTTGCAAAATATACAAGCCTTGATTTTGAGCGAGTGTGCCACTTTTAACCATGCTATTAATCCGACTGACACTATTAGAGCCAGTAGGGTCAACAGCCGGCAAAATATCCGCATCCACATCGCAGGATAGTTTTTGAGATAGCTCACCGATAAATGGTCTTAAGTATCGTGATACTGCTTTGTTATAGAGATCTAAACTCATTTCCAGCGATGATTGTTGGTCTCCTTGACCTCCAACTACATTCTCTGGGATACCGTAGACCTTAGCAAACTGTCCAGTTGTCCAGTCCGCTTGCTTAAGCAGTTGAGATACGTTCGACTTAATTTCAAGCGGTGTGAAGTCCTCTAAATCATCCAGCACTAACGGACCGCCTTGCATTTGCTTCATCGCTTGCCGTGAGCGTGAGAGTTTAGTTTTAAAATCAAGCAAGCCACCGCCTTTAATCTTCAAAATACCATTGGCATTTAGGGCATTCTTAAGGGAATTGAGTGTCAACTTATCGCTGGCTTTTTGAATATTTAATTCCCTACTAAGAGCCATCAACGGGCTTATGCTTGTCAAACCACCATCTACAGAAAGCAATTTAAAATGTAAAACATCGCCTTGCGGGACGTGCTGTTTCGGTGGAATGCGTGGGTCGTCAAAAGTGATGTTGTAGTAAATTCCATCTTTATTATCTAACCGATTAAATGAGACTTGAGACGGTCTCAAATACTCCCACTTCATATCACGTCCATTTTCGTTTCGCCATCGATATGCAAAGGCTTCCCCACCCAACAACATTTGAGCAAAGATAGACTGGTAGAAATTAAAGCGGTTAGCGTTGTTTGATGGATTATCCACAATGCCTTGCATTTGTTTTCGGCTAGTTGTTAGCTTAGCAGTAGCAAGATCGTTAGATAATTGATTGATAATAGAGAACAAGTCTGAGTTTTTAAGAGCGGATTCAGCTGATACCCACTCACTACCATTCAAAGTAGCTAAAAACTCTGGATCAGAAATATCAAAGAAGCCACCTTGATTATCTGGTGGGCTTTCTGTTGCTAAATTAAATATTGGCATTTGTTATCACCTCCTTTCTAGCTATTTTTCGAAGCTAGCTCACTCACTAATCCAGCAAGTACGAATGTAACGGTCATACTAATGCCAAACCACACATATCCAAGGTGGTAAGTGGTTACGTTGAGTGAAATTGCGGCTAAAATAAACATCAAAATGTCGAAAATAGCCCAAATTGCCTTAAAAAACTTTAAAATCATATATTAATACTCCTCTAATAGACCACTTTCTGGGTTTTTTAACCATTCTAAAACTGCTTCTTGACTCATGTGTTCTACTTTCCATGTTGGATTGTTTGTGATTGCATAATCTTCAAACGCATACATAGCGTCATACATACCATCAATGATTGCATCGACTACGTCAATCTTATAAGTTGACTTCATTTTGTCTACTTGGATACCGATGTTATCCTCTTTAATAACTGCATTTATCAAGGCTTTTCGCATTATTTCATCATCTAGTCGAGTGATATTTCCTTCGATAAATAGCGTTTGAAGGAATTTAGTAGGGTCTTTTAGCTCACTTGTACGTTGTCTTATTGGCATGAGTGGGAAATTTGTATTAGATTCAAGACTTTTTATTATTTTATCAGTCATCATAGCGTCATATCCGAAGAAAACGACATCAAGCTGATTATCTTCAACATAATCTATAAACCAGCGATACACTTCCTCTGGGTTAATAAGCCCTTGTGGATGGCTTGTAATCGTACAAAAGCCCTTGGCTTCCAAGTCTCGATAATTGACACCGTCCTGCTCCATCTTAGCCTCAAGCGAACCTGCTTGCTGCCAAGGAATGAAACTGTGTTGTTCGACGTGCCATTTCTGACTACCGTCTTCACCGACATAAGGATAGACGAAACCAATTGCTGTATTATCGCTAAACATTGAAGCATCTAGTCCGACATAAACACGCTTTCCACGTATGTCAAATTCAGGAATAACTGCATTTTCGATATCACTTAAATCAAGAAAGCTATTGCTATCAGCAAGTAACCAACAATTCATGTTTTTAACCTGAAAATCAGCAAGCTTACCCATGAGCATTTTTTTATCACGTTCAGAAAGCAAACCCTTCATAAGGCTGTCTTTCAAATCTGGGTGATTCAACAGTGGGTTGCTTTTAGCCCATGTTTCTGGTTGAAATGTTTCTTCCAAATTGTCTTGCGACCAAATCAAGCAAAGCTGGTCATCACCAGAACGGTCAAAATCACGTTCCATGATTTCAATCAGTTTCTTTTGCTCTTGATGAAATGGAACATCGGGTGTTTGGTAAGAAGTCGATATCTCAATAAAGCGTGAGCCTTCTGTGTTAACTTGTCCAGATGTGATTTTAGAAATACCTTCATCTGTTCTAAGTTCACCAACTTCATCTGCCACAGCCAATTTAAAGTGTTTACTATCAAATTTCCCAGATTCAAACGACATGGTATTAATGGCATTAGCATCCACTAGTGACTTAATTTCTCGTGAATATAATTGGACTTGTGTTTCTTCTGCCAGTGACTTAAACGGTTCATTCTCGATGATTCTAGCCATCATTGATTTGACATAAGTAAATAGTTTCATTGTTTGGTCGAAGGTCAGCGAGCTAACAAGAAAATCTTGGTTACTTTGTCCAATAATTTCAATTAAATAAGAGAAATTCAGACAGATACCAGCTATCATCGTCTTCCCTTGTGAACGAGCAATAGAAATGATGATGTTTGAAAACCTTGGAACATTGTCCAAGTCAAACCATGCAAAAATTTGACTAAAAATAAATAGCTGCCAGTCCATAGGTTCTAACTTTTGACTTAAATCGTCAACGTTTGGTACTAATGATAGGAATTTCAAGAAACGGTTAAATGCATCAACTGAATAGACATAAGGAAAATCATCTTGACCTTGTCTTTGTAAATCTCGAAGGTGACGGAAACATGCTAATTGAATCTTATAACCAGCTACAATCTTACCATCCAGAACATCAAAACAATATCGTGTTCCAGCGTCTTTGTATTTCTTACGGATAAAAGAAAAATCAATACTTTGATAAGAACCAATTACATCTTTTGTTTTGGTTAAATCAATTTCAACTATGTTTCCTCACCTCTTTTCTATTTAAAAAATTCTTTCATTTTATCTTTGATTGAGCCTTCGTCTGACTGTTTGCCAGCAATTTCCATCAACTCTTGACGTCCTTTTGGTGTCAAACCAAGCTGAATACCGATTTTATTTAAAGTGTCTACGGCGTCTTTCATTGTGGCGACTGCTGGATTCTTTTTAAAACCAAGCGATTGCTCACCGAGAATCTTACCAGACCCTTGCGCTTGGATAGGCTTCTTCATTTCTTGTTGAATGCCATTTTGTTTAATATCCTCATAAGCGAGTTTGTAAATTTCATAATTCGTGCAGTAAGTTTCAACCAAAAACGTATCAATGCGTTGAACCTTATTTGTGCTTTCTAAAAACGGAACGATTTTGCGCCAAACTTCCCTTGCCACTGTTCCTAAGTGGTTTGGCGGGTCACTGGGTAAACGTCCGTTATTCTGTTGATAGTACGGATTCTTAACCACTCATCGTTTCTCCTCTCTAGTTGAATCATGACATCTTTTAAAAATCCTCAAAAATTGTGCGTGACGTAAGAAAACACCTTGTTGTGGCTCTCCTAGGCTCATAATAGGGGCGGGGGTGCATTTAAAAATAGCCC